CCTACTAACAGAGGCCATATCTTTGCTAGGATATCTACGGTATCCATTATTTAATTACTACAGCTTGTAATAACTCCATAAAAGTGTCTTTACCAAAAAACGTAACGCCTATTAACGCATACAACATATATTCAATGCGAGCCATGCGTTTAGCCCCACGATCAAATGATTCCTCAATGCGCTTATATCGTTCGGCGCATACTGCTTCATGCACGCTAATTCGTGTGTTGTTTTCGGCTTCCATAATTACCTTGCAAGTGCGTTTTGGTTTTGTTGTTCAGGAGCTAATGCGTTAACTGGCGGCGTAGTAAGACTTGCTACACCTGCGCGTGTACCAGAAAGATTAGACGCATTTTTAAGCGCTTTTAATACTTGAATACGGTCATCGGCAGGTAAAGTATTTAAGATTTCGTTCATACTTTTACCTGACTTAGCCGCGTTTGCTAATATATCTATTGTTTTATCGCTAACTTTATTTTCTAAAGTTCGTATAACCTGTTTAACTATAGCGGTCTTATAACCTACAAAGCCTGGTATTTTTTTGGCAAGGCTCTCATCTTCAAACCCTAATGCTTTAGCACCTGCTTTAGCTTGTTCGGCTAATTTAATGTCACGCGTTAGTTCGTCAGCAATTTGTTGCATAGGCTTAATATCAGCGCCCATCTCTTTAAAAATATTAAAACTGCCTGGGCCAAAGACTTTTTCTACTGCGTCAGGATTGTTGCCCCTAACTAGTCTAATAAATTCGTCAGGCGACGATTCAAACATGGACAACGCTTTACCCGCTAATTTACGTCGGTCAATTAATTGAGCGTTAGCAGCGTAGTCACGCAAGTATTGTCCATAACCTGTACCGCCAGCTTCTTCTATGGCGTTAATGATTGGGGTTTTAAGGTCAGCCATTACTTTTGCGGCTAAATTCTTTTTAGCTGTTTGATCTAGTCCTGGACGTAATTTTTCAATGGCAGCATTAACAGAATTTTTGCGTAAGCTATCTAACGCAAACGCATCTACTACCCCATTATTGTTTGTCCATTTAACAACATCGTCGCCAAAACCTTTAACGGCGCCCTCAATAACATCGTTACCTGCAAATTCAGGGTTACGCAAAATACCGTTTATACGACCTAAAATAGAATTAGCTGTTAAAGGTTTTAATCCATACGCAGCCAAACTGTCGGCTGCTGCTTGTTTAAACCGTGCAGCTTCACCAAAGATTAATGATCCTTCAGCCGCTTTTGATGCTACTTCATCGGCTTTATCGGCTAACTCACCTATGTATGTATAGCGTGCGGTGCTAGTTGGCAAACCTTGTTCAACTACACGTTGCGTTGCAAGATTAGCAGCTCGATCACCCGCCGCAACAAAACGACGTACGTCTTGAACTTTATCTGTTGCCGCCTGTCCTAATACGTTTGCTTCACCTTGTAATTTGGGGCCTAGAGTACCTGCAAGGTTAGCGGCTGTTAAGTCAGTTTCACGAATTGGCGTCATTAAAGTGTTTAGCGCATTTTTAAATTCGCTTACTGAGGTTAAATTTTCAGTTAAAGATGGCCCACCAGCCAAGCGCGCTAACTGATTTAATTGCTCTGCTTTTTGTTTATCTTTAAGAACACGGTAATAGCTAGATTTATCCTTACCAGACACAAACCCTAAAAATGCTTGGTAGACGTCATTGTCGATTCCGTAAGCAGCTTGTGCGGCAGTAATGTCTATTGGTGCTGCACCGTTAGCTGCACGGATCTGATTAATCTGATCGCCAGCTGCTTGACGGGCAATCTTACCTGCCTCAACATTAGCTAGTTTACCTGTAGCTGCATCAATAAATTTACCTGCGCCTATGGCTAAAAATTTAACTGCAGGCGGTACAACAAAAGGTGCAACGGCGCCAATGCTAGCGCCTGTTTCAGTTTCTTCAGGGTTAACTAAAGCTGATGATATGCCACCAACAGTAGCGCCGCCGACCAATCTTGCTAACGCATTACCAGTTCTACCAGTTAAAGTTGTAGGTGTTAACCCTGTTTGAAATCCACCTGATCTAAGCGATTGTGCTAACGGTGTAGTTACTTTAGCTATGCTAGGTATAGCTTTGCCTGCCGCTTGTATGGGTTTAGAAAGAAAACCCCCCACAGGCAACGTAGCTACAACTTCACCTGCAAACTCACCCGCACCTGCATAGCCAGGTGCTACGTCTTTATACGGCTGAATAAACTGTTTTTGCAATTCTTGGCGACGTATGGCATCTTCAGTCAAGAATTGCCCTGTGTCTGTAGCGCCTAACGCTGTTAAACCTTTACCAAGCAATTTTTGGCCACCAAGTACAATGTTACCTACGCCTGTATATGCGCCTGCAAACGGTGCAATAGCAGTAGTTAACTCGCGCTGTACCATTTCTCTGCGAGCATCCGCAGGTTCAGCAGCAACATTTTGACGCGCATCGGGAGCGTTTACTATTGTTGGCGCTTCGCTACGCATACGCTTGATTTCCATTGCTAATGCTTTTGCATCGTCAACATTACCTGCTGCATCAGCTTTAACAAGGGCAGAGTTTAACTGTTCAAGAGTAGCCATATTATTGAGCGTATTTATTTACTAAAGCATCAATATCAACACCGCCTGATGGCGCTTCACCTGCTTTTTTTCTAGCCCTTTCAATACCTGTTTTAACAATAGCCTTGTATTCGTTAGCGGCGGTAAGAAATTCTTTTTCGCTTTGCGCTAAACTCATTCTTGTTTTAGCTGCCGTTGCTTTTTTACCCTCTGTTTCAGTAATAGCGCCGCCGCCTTTAAGAGTCTCAAAGGCTTCTAAGAAAGCGCCGCCCATGATTTCATCAAATCGTGCTTTAAAGTCAGCCGCAGGAGTGCCAGGTATAAGTTGTTCAACGCCAGGTATACCTAAAGTTTGAAGTCTACCCATACCTACTGCACCTGTAAAGCCTGGGTGAGGTGCTGTGCCTGCGTTAATAACTTTACCACTTTTATCTTTAACTGCAGGTGTTCCGACCATAGCGTCAATTTTGCTAAGTAGACTCTCACTTGTTGCAATAGCATTTGGTAACGCTATAGCAGCAGCCGCTTGTGCTTTACCTGCTGTTGTACCCGCTGCTTTAGATGCGGCAAGTTTTGCTTGTACGTTAGGGTCTAAGTCCGCAGCTAATCGTCGTTCTGCTAAGTTTAATTGACCGCCTGATATATCAGTCTGACGTCTTGCATTTCTTTCTCTTTCGGCGTTAGCACGTGCGGTTTCTTCAGTTGTAACACGTTTTTCAGCGTCTAACCCCCGTTGAGCAATAATTGACGCGCGTTGCGCTAAAGGAATTGAAATTAAATCTTGCACAAAAGCATCCGCTTGCTGAGGTGTCCAAGCGCCTTCTAACACGCCGTCTTGAGCGTGCGCTCTAATATTGTCGTCAGATGGATTAAATTTTAAATCGGATGTTTTTTCACGAATTAACTTTAATTTTTGAGCTTTTGTTTCTGTAATACTTTTTTGTTCCGCCGCCTGTTGTGTTTTTAACTGTTGCGCTGTTAGCTCAACATCTCTTTGTGCTTTAATAACGCCAGGAATAGCTGTTCCCGCACCGCCTTCAGCTAATCGTTTAGTTAAAAGGTTATAGTCTAAAGAACCTGTGTCTGGATTAAACGCGCCTTTATACGCTTCAGCTAACGCATTTTGCGTATTAAAGTCTTGTTGCGCTTGACGCATTTTTAGCGCATTAAGTTGTTGATCTTGTTGGCCACGTTCAATTTGCGAATACGCCGCCAACTGATTTAATGGATTTTCAATTTGAATGGGCTTATAGCCCATTGCAATATTTGGATCAATAGTTGCCATAATCAGTCCTTAAAAATCGTAATATACGGGGTTACCTGAAGTAACGCCGACTGGTTGTGTATTCATCATGCCAGAACCATAAGCATTTGGATTTCTAGTTAAATTGTTAGCTTGTAATTGATTTAAATAATTTTGATTTTGATAAAAATTTAACCCTTGACCTACGCCACTACTTAACGCATTAGCCGCGCCAACGTAACCAGATGCTCTTGCGTTACCTGAACCAATAATGTTACTAGCTTGAGCGTTACCATAATTAGCTAAGGAACCAGTAGCCCCTGTAGCATAATTTTGTGATGCTTGTTGGGCTTGTTGAGTAGCTGACTGTCCTACACCTGCTAGACTTTGCAATGGTGCAAGCGTGTTTGATCGTTCCGCTTGGAAACGATTAAAAGCGTTGCCAAAACCTTGTTCTTTTGCTGCACGTTCAGCTTGATAACGGTTAAACGCATTTTGATATTCTTGCGATTGCGTGGCACGATTAGCTTGAAAACGATTGTAAGCATTACCGTACTCTTGCGATGCTAGATCAGATCCAAAGCGTTGCGCTCCTTTAAGAGTAGCGCCTGATAACAAACCACCTCTTGACGCTGCTGTACGGTCAAGCGCTTTCATGCCTTCGGATAAACGGAACGCATAGCCTGGGTCGGCTTGGAAATCACCTGCACCAAAGTTTCTCATAGCAGAGGCTGGATCGTAACCCGCAACGCCACCAAAGTCTTTCATAGCAGATGCTGGATCATAGCCTGGCACGCCACTAAATTTAGCTGAACCGTATGGGCCTTGCAACTGCGCTAACAACATATTTTGACCAGTAAGGCCAGCTTGTCTAAACGGTTCGTTTAGCTCAAGTTGCTTTAAATACTGTTCACGTTGAAGCGCCGTTTGTTGATCAGCAATATCTCGCTGCGCTTGCGTAGCTTCGCCTGCTGATTGCTGTTGCGCGCTAGATGCTCGGTTAGACGCCATACCACCTATTATGGCGCTACCTGCTATTGATGCTGCGACCCATCCTGCCATTATATTTCTCCTTCGTTAACAAGTTTAGCTGTGTTTGTTGTCGCTAATTGTTTAACTCTATTTTCCCCTAATCCACATTTAGGCACAACATAAAGTCGATCTTCTAAGACTGCTATATCTTTACAATTATCAGGGTTTGCGTAAATATCTACCCAAACCACTTCATCTTCAAATACACGGCCAACACGTTGTTCGCCAGCACAAGCATTAAATTCGCATGGCGCGGTCAATATTTTTACTTCTGTGCCAATATTAACAGCAATTGTACCCTTTTCTAGCCGAACTTTGTAATCTGTTTTATGTGCTGCCCCCGTTAATACACACCAAGACGGTACAGTAATCTTTCTTTCGTAAACATTTGGCATAAAAGTATGCTCAGTTACAATGTCTGCTTGTTCCATTTGAAGCAACTCATCTTGCAATTTAACAATCTTGTCAGGTGTTACGTCAATCTTAGCCAAGCCCATATTTGCAAACATAGGTAGCGTAGGTAAAAACCCTTGTCCGTAAGTGACGTTCATCTCAATTTGCATATTATTCTAGCAATAAGTTGTTGTATGTTGCTGCTTGCGTTGTAATCCAGCTTGTGCCATCTGACACAATGGTCGCCCAATTACCTGCTACGTTATCTAGTATGGCTGTACCCGCAGCTCCGCCTGCCCTTGATACAACATTACTAGACGCTGACACTAATGATTGATTCTGATAGTTAATAAAATATAAGACCCGCCCTGTGTTAGCCGATGGTGACGGTAGCGTAACCGTACAAGTAGAGCCTGTCTTATTGTTTATTAACCATGTATCTGTAGATGCTACACTAAAATCAGCCGTTTTGGTAACTGGTGCAGTTGTTGTTACGGTGCCAGTAGTAGCTACGCTAATTGAACCTGTGCCATTAGTAATGGCTATTCCTGTACCAGCCGTCAACGTGGCTTTAGTTAGGGTGTTTCCTGTTGTGTTACCAATCAATAGTTGACCATTGGTATACGTTGTTTGCCCTGTGCCGCCATTATCAACGTCTAAGGTGCCAGCAAGCGTTACGGCACCTGTAGTAGCCGTATTAGGCGTTAAACCTGTAGAACCCCCGTTAAACGACAATACGCCTGTATTAGCAACGGTGACGTTACCTGTTGCGCTTGATACTGAAATACCTGTGCCTGCTACATTAGACAATACGCCCGTGTTAGCAATACCAATAGTTCCTGCACCGTTAGTAACGCCAATGCCTGAACCCGCAGTTAAAGTGTTTAGGTTGTATTTTTTACCTACCGTATTACCAATTAATAACTGGCCATTTAAAGGGTAATCGCCTAGGCCTGTACCGCCATTGGGTATTTGAACAATGCCTAAATTTTCGCCTACAATCGTATATATGTTGTTAAAGAACCTAAACCACTCCCGTGACATTAAACCTGTGCGTGGATCTATTAACTCAACTCTAGGCGCAGGAATCTGCGTAATGTTAATTGGATCAGGCATTAGTTGGCGACAACAGTATTTCAGCGTTGGTAATGGCTATCTTTACTGGATCGGTGCCTGATACTTCATAGACACGATCACGCAACTTTTGTGTCATGCCAAGCCGACGCCAAAAAGTACGAGAGCCGTATTGACCAAGTTTGCCCATTGATGACCAATGTTCATTTGACCATGTATGCCCAGCATCGTCTGACCAACGCAACATGGCTTGCGGGTTATACCCTGGCGTAGCTGCGTAACCAATAGTCGCTAAAATGTAACCATCAATATCAGGTGTTGGATAAACACTTAAAATTTGAAAGCCATCATTACTTTCCGTAGTTAATTCTAAGCCTGCTTGTGTGGCTAAATTAAATTGCGTAAATTCAGCCATAATTTCTTTACCATCTTCTGTTGCTATATCTTCTGCGTTGTACTCAGGGTATAGACTTAACCCAACGCCTGTTTCGGCGTTGAGCTGTAAAGTATGTTGAGCTGTACGTTTAAAGTTATTTTGCCCTGGCATTAAGGCGCGCCATGATCGTAACCATTTTTGAGGTTGCCCATTATCGGCATAAGTATCTAAGTCAAGCTGATAAATATTGCCGTTTTCGTAATCGCCAACAATAATCGTACCGCCAAAGTTACATTGGTTATTGCTACGATGTCTTGTAAAGTTGCCGTTATCAAAACCTGCTCGCTCATGCCATGCTTGTGTAGCTGCGTCGTAAACCCACGTAGCATTGCCTGTTGGAAAGCTAATTACATAGAACGCATGGCCGTCTTGCTGATAGGTATAAGCCACCGCATCGGATATGTTGCCGTACTGTTGTATCTGCCATTCAATTGCATGGGTAGAAACCCGAACACCTGTATAGCCGTTAGCACGGTAAACAATACCTTGACCACGGGCATCTGTACCTAGCCAAAATAAACCGTTATCTAACTTAGCAACTGAAAATGGTGCAACGCAACCAATTTCATTAAATGCGCCTTGAATACGTGTAAGAGGAAAATCAGTTGCGCCTGAGTCATACCAAACTTCTACTGAATCCGTACCAAACACCCATAATTCACGGTGATCAGATATGAGCGCAACTACGCCGTCTGGTGAACCTTCAGCACTAGCAAAGTCTAACGGGTCAACAGAACTACCGTCTAATAATTGAGAAACCCATATTATTTGGCTATTTGGTTGATTAAAGACAAAATAACCATCTAAATAAGATACAGTTACAGCACCTGCAAAATCAGGATCCGTAATCTTAGCAAAGACGTTAGTTACTTCGTTATATATAAAACCATCAGGATTACACGCTAAAAATATCTGCGTGCCATTATCAGCAATAGATACTGGCCCTGTGCCAGTTATAGCACCTAAAAGCGTTGGTGTAGCGCTAGTGCCTGTTAGTTTATAAAACTCTTGCCCAGATACTACGTAGAAATCTGAACCATTTGTTTGATGCGCCCATAATGCGCGGATAGGCCCTTGACCCACAGTTTGTAAAAACTTTAGCCCAGGCGCGCGTTGTAAAAACCCTGTTTCTTCCCCTTCCGTTACAACTTCAGGAAAAAGATTAACCATACGGGCATTTGCCGCATTAATACTACGTGCAACATACGATTGACCTAAAATCGGAGTTTTCATTGTTTATGCAGTTACAGCCTTGATTACCGCAAATGCAATAACAATAGCTTCAGATAACGAGCCTGTTGTAATATTACGCACGTTAATGCTTGCGGATCCTAATACTGACTGAGCATTTAATAAGTAAGAACCAGCCGTACCGCCGCTAATATGATTCATTATTAAAATATCGCCTGCTTCAATTACTGTATTAGTTAAGGTAAAGCTAACAGTTGTATCAGCAGCTAACGCAGCAGCATTTAACGTAATTTGTCCAGTAGCTTTGTTTAAAGTTACGCCTGTAGCTTTGCTAGTGTTTTGCGTTATAGTACCGCCTGCGCCTGTAGTGTACCCTTGTTTACCTGTGCTTGAGATAACTTGATTGCCTGTTGTACTAAGACTTGTGCCTGTAGCTGCGCCGATTACAGGCGTAGTTAACGTCATACTTGTAGATGTACAGGCGGAAATATTGCCTGACGCCACCGTACCAAGAGCAGGCGTAACAAACGTAGAATTAGTAAACAAATTGGTAACAGACAGTTGTTTAGTTGTGCTAGTTGTAGCTTGCACAATCGGCAACACATCAGCCCCAGCTTGAACTGTTGCAACGGGTAACGCTGAAATAGCAATCGTAGTCATGGTTTATCCTTAATAATTTCCTGCAAATATATTGTAGCGTTGGCGTGTACCAACAATACTGTACGGTAATGACATAATGTCATCTGGGTTGTTAATGCGTTTTAGGTTGCGCTTAGATGTCATTGCAATCCGTGATACTTGTGGGCTTGGCTCAACGCCAAACTCGGCAGCAAACTCACAAGCCAAGTTATATTTAAACGCCCTTAAATAGCCTGGTGGGAATGTTATATTAGTCGCAAGCGTAGCAGGTTGTGTT